CAAACGGACAGCAATTCATTTTCGATTCATTCTTCTCAGTACGCATGGCACGACCAATGCCAACGTATAGCGTACCCGGCTTAATTGATCACTTCTAATTATGTGGGGATCAATCATCGGAGCAGGTATCGGCGCGGCTGCCTCCCTCTTGGGAGGCAATCAAGCCAATGCCGCTAACTCTGCTCAAGCCAACGCAAACCGCGACTTCCAAGCTGCTCAATCGAAGCAGCAAATGGATTTTCAAGAGCGCATGCGCGCGACGCAATACCAAACTACCGTCGCAGACCTCAAAGCCTCCGGCTTAAACCCTATGCTTGCATACTCACAAGGCGGTGCAGGCACACCAGCAGGCGCAGCCGGAGCTGGCTCACTAGCCGCACCCATGGAAAACGTACTTGGAAAAGTAGGCAATAGCGCAAAAGAAGGCGCACTAGCCTACCAACAATACGAAAACATGAAAATGCAAAACTTTGCAATCGAGCAGCAAGGCGAACGGGATTCGTCCGCTGCCCTGCTCAACAAAACCCAAGCCGCAAAGGTTCTCGAAGAAACCATCAGCGAACGCTTTAAACAAGGCGGCTACAAACTGTATGACAAACAAATAGGTGCTCTCATTAACAACCTGAGAGCCCAAGCCTATTCTTCTACCGCTACTGGCGCAGAAACCATCGCCCGCACACCGTATACGGCTCGCGGCGATTCTCTTGCCCCACCATCCATCTACCGCGACTTACGCAAAGGCGCAGAAGGTGCATGGAAAGGCATTAACAAATACCCCAACTCATTAACCCCGTTCGGAGAACTAAGATGAAATCCACTAAAGACATACCGGCAGCCCCGGTATTTATTCGTACTCAACACAACTACGACCACAACGCTGCGTCAAATGAGTCCGGGCTGGCTTGTCAGGAGCCAACTCGGGCTCAGCAGCACCATAAAGAAGAGTGCGACATCAATGTGATCGTCAAACGATTCGGTATTACGGGCAAAATGCCCATAAACCAATCAGAAGCCCGCTACGGCGATTTCACCGCCGCAGAGGACTATCACACCGCCCTCAACCGAATAATCGAAGCTGAGGACGATTTCATGGCTCTGCCAGCCGAAATCCGCACCCAATTCGATAACAACCCCGCTAATCTCATTGGATTCCTCAATGACCCTAGCAATAAATCCGAAGCCCAAAAGCTCGGATTAATCAATCCTACAAGCTCATATTCTGAGCCTGTAACCCCTCCAACTTCCGTCACCGAGACCCCATAAATGGGGTCAGCACAGTTACTCCACTTGATGTAACTGTGCTAGGTGACACCAATCACCTAAAAACTCCAAAAAACCACCACCAAAAGGACTTTGAAAAATGTATAGAAAAAAAGCAAACAAGCGGCAATCTGCGAAGCAGTTCCGCAAAAATACGTCTAAGACAAACCTCCTCAATATCAGGGGAAACCCTATGCGTGGCGGATATCGCCTCTGATGCATAGGAGTAACCACCTGACATGGCATGCTATCACCCACTCAAAGCCTTCCGTACCCCGAAGGGGGACATCATATTTTCTAAGACAACGCAGTATGCATACGTCGAGAAACTCAACCTCCCCTGCGGCCAATGTATTGGCTGCAGGCTAGAAAAATCACGTCAATGGGCAACGCGCTGCATGCACGAAGCCTCATTGCACGAAAAAAACTGTTTCATAACCCTGACCTATGACAACGAACACCTTCCAGCAGGCGGCAGCCTGCATTACCCCGACTTCCAAAAGTTCCTCAAACGATTCAGAAAAGCTTACCCCGGAAGAACAATACGTTATTACATGGCTGGAGAATATGGCTCAACTTTCAGCCGCCCTCATTTCCACGCCTGTATCTTCGGATTCGATTTCGATGATAAGGAACTATGGAAAAGGACTTCCTCTAATTCTCTCCTATATACATCCAAAGACCTTGAAAAGCTCTGGCCATTTGGTTATTCCTCCGTTGGAGACGTTACTTTCGAATCGGCAGCCTACGTCGCCCGATACATCATGCAAAAATACAACGGACAAATGGAACAAGGCAAACACATCAAAAAGGAAGAACACTACCAATTCTGCGACCTCGCAACTGGAGAACTTATTACCCTAGAACCTGAGTTCAACAGAATGAGCCTCAAGCCTGGCATAGGGGCTAACTGGCTCGAAAAATACCACGCAGACGTTTATCCTCACGACTACGTAGAAATTCGCGGTCAAAAATGCACTCCTCCACGCTACTACGACAAACTAATTCAAAAAAATGACGACTATGAGTGGCAGGAAATTCAAGACAAACGCGAAATACGTGCTAAACTAAAACCTGAGGAAAAAACTGCGGAAAGGCTTGCTGCAAAGGAAGCCGTAACCAAAGCAAAACTTCAAAAACTTTTGCGGAAAATAGCGTAACTCATTGATTTCACACAATAATGATTATACGCAAAGCTCCAAAAAAAGCGTTTAAAATCAACAACTTACAAATAGGAAAACCTGATGCTTCTAATTTTATGTTCAACAAGAGACCGCGCAGCAGAGGCTTACAGCCGTCCAATGTACGTCCAATCCATTGGCTTAGCAATACGCGCATTTACTGATGAGATCAATCGCAATGATCCTAACAATCAGCTCTACAACCATCCTGATGATTTCGATCTATATGAGCTCGGCACCTTCGACGACTCAACCGCCAAATTCGAAATTAAAGATACACCTGAATTACTCATTCTAGGCAAAAACGCAAAAACCACATAAACAAAACCCCCTCGCGGAAAGGCAGGGGGTGGCTCACGTAGTGAACCACTCCCCTACCCTCTTCCGGAGGACACTACCAAGGAAAAACAATGTTCCGCAACAAATCGGCAAGCACACACCAATTCGCAATGGTTCCCCGAGCAGATATTCCCCGCTCATCCTTCAAAGCTGAAAAAACTCATAAAACAACCTTCGATAGCGGATGGCTCGTACCCGTCTATGTAGACGAAGTGCTTCCCGGCGATACATTTAACCTAAAAATGACTGCCTTCGCACGAATGGCAACCCCACTCTACCCTTCGATGGATAACCTCCATCTCGATTCATTCTTCTTCTTCGTTCCAAATCGCCTGTTATGGGATAACTGGCAGAAATTCATGGGCGAGCAAGACAAACCCGGGGATTCAACTTCGTATGTAATCCCAACTCAAACTAGCCCTGCTGGAGGCTACGCAGTAAATAGCCTCCAAGACTACATGGGCTTACCAACCAAAGGGCAACTCGGAGCAACCGCGACGATTACCCATGGCGCATTATGGACACGCGCCTACAACTTGATCTGGAACGAATGGTTCCGCGATCAAAACCTCCAAGACTCTATCGTTGTCGATACCGCCGACGGCGGCGACCTCGTAGAAAACTACACACTACGCAAACGTGGCAAACGCCACGATTACTTCACCAGCGCACTTCCTTGGCCGCAGAAAGGCGAAAGCGTTTCGTTGCCATTAGGAACAACTGCTCCTATTAAAGTAAATGCTGCCGCTGGATCTAACACATCATTAGGTGTATTAAGTTCTGCTGGAGCACTTACCCAGATTGGTGTAAGTTCCGCTCCTGACGCATTACGTATACAAACCGGTACGCCACAACAAGGACTTTATGCAGATTTATCTGACGCAACTGCAGCAACTATCAATCAACTTCGTCAAGCATTTCAAATTCAGAAATTGCTGGAACGTGACGCGCGAGGCGGCACTCGATACACTGAAATTATTCGCAGTCATTTCGGTGTTGTATCCCCTGACGCTCGTCTGCAACGCCCTGAATACTTGGGCGGAGGTTCAACCCCGATCAATATCTCTCCGATTGCTCAAAATTCGAGCTCTACTGTTACTGGCTCGTCTACCCCTCTCGGTACACTTGGTGCTATTGGCACTGCCTTGGCTACTAACAATGGCTTTACTCAATCGTTTACTGAGCATGGCGTAATCATCGGAATGGTCAGCGTACGTGCTGACCTTACCTACCAACAAGGCTTACCACGTATGTGGAGCCGCTCAACTCGGTACGACTTCTACTTCCCTGCTTTCGCGCAACTCGGCGAACAAGCCATCCTGAACAAGGAAATCTACGCAACTGGCGATCCCGTCCAGGACAACGGAGTGTTCGGCTATCAAGAAAGATGGGCAGAGTACCGCTACAAACCAAGCCAAATTACTGGCTTAATGCGAAGCACCGCCGAAGGAACTCTCGACGGCTGGCACTTCGCTCAAAACTTTACAACACTACCAACCCTTAACGAATCATTCATTCAAGAAAATGTACCGCTCGAGCGCGCACTCGCAGTAGGCGCGTCCGCAAACGGACAGCAATTCATTTTCGATTCATTCTTCTCAGTACGCATGGCACGACCAATGCCAACGTATAGCGTACCCGGCTTAATTGATCACTTCTAATCATGTGGGGATC